ATAATCTCAAAATCTGATACTTCACCGGATCCGTCTTCCTTGACGTTTCCGGATCCGCGACTTGAAACACCTAATTTGACTCCGCTTTCCAGCATTGTACGAATTAGTTGCCCCATAGGAGTTGGCAAAATTTTAAGTTTGCCATAACCATTTGGGCCGTCCATCCACATATTTGTTATCATGTGACTTACGCGGTCCAAATTTATTTTTAGATCATCTGGATGATCCACTTCCCCGAGAACTGAATAGCCGTTTTGAATCTGATCATTAAGGGTTTTGACAGCCTTGCCAATCTCGTTAACAGGGTAAACACGCTGGTTAGCGTTTTTTATACCGCCCTGGATGCAAATCCCTGACATGTATAAATTTTTCCCGTCTTTGTCATCAGACTCAACGACCATTTTTGCTTCGTTGAAACTGAGATTCTCTCGGAGGTATAGTGACATATTTTTAAATAGTCTCTTTTTATTTCTTAGCTTGACGTAAAATACTTTGCTTGTTTGTAGCAGTTTCTTTTGCACCAGCTTTTTCAGCGCCGTGTCCTGGCTGTTTAGTAGTAAATGCATTGCCTGCTTTACCGCCTGGAACATTGATGTTGCCTTTGGCATCTGGATTAGGAGCTACTTTAGTGCCCATTACTCCGTTGCCTTGTACTGTTGATTTTGCGCCAATATCAGCACTAACTTCTCTGTGGCCTTGTGCAATATTAGCAGTTGTACCGCCCATATTGTTTTTGCCAGCTACAACTGATTTAGTTTGTACGCCGTTGTCGCCGCCTTTTGCAAACGTGTTGTATGTAGATCCGCCAACTTTCTCAACGTATTCGCGGATTAGTTGTTCGTCGTCTTCCATAAAACTGTTTTCGTCAGTGTGGATATAGTGGTGTACTTCAGTACCGCCTTCTTCATCTTCACCTGCTGTTTCTTTTTCAATAGTGTCATCCATGCCCATGTCATCCATGCCCATGTCGTCACCACCAAACTCGTCGCCAGCCATGTCATCACTGCCCATGTCATCACTGCCCATGTCGCCGCCTTCTTCGCCGGCCATTAGCTGTTCAAATTCTGCTTTCAGATCTTCCAAAGCATCTTCTAAATCTTGTACGCGATCTTCAACGTCACCTTCTGGTTCGTCATCTTCATCGCTGTCTGCATCGACGTCGCCCATCATGTCATCAGTTGCATCATCTGCACTGAAGTCATCTTCGTCGTCTTCTTTTTTGTCTTCTTCATCCATTCCCATATCGGTTGGTGGAGTTGAAGAATCTGAACTTTGTTGTCCAAAGTCATTTTCTAGTAGTTCTTCGTAGATTTCGCGTGATTTTGCGACTACGATGTTGTGGAATATTTCTTGTGCTGTTGATTTATCTTCATTAATCAAAGCCTCGAGCATTTGCTCGAATTGTGTACGATCAGTCATGTTTGTCTCCTGTGAATATGAATACAAGGCTGTATGATATTTACACGTATCAGCAAAATACTTGCTGATATAGTATAAAAACAGCTCGTTTTATGTACTAACCCGTTTATGCCGGTGCTGGCATTGGTGGTTTAGCATACATCTTGTTGATGAAAGCTAGTTCATGCTCTTGTTCTAGTATATGTGCTTCGCTACCTTTGCGAAGTTCGTTGATCTGTGATAGTGTCAATCTTGTTTTACGTGTGTCGGATTTCTTCATAGCTGATTGATCGCGCAATGGATTGTAGCGCATGTCATTGACATTGCGTCCAGCATCCGACATGTTAAAAAGTTCACGTAGTATCATGTTAATATTTATGCTGTAGGAGTCATTCCCGGAGCCTGCATCTCTGCCCCCGGAGTTGGAGGAGGTACTAATGGATTCTCCATACCTTCTGGAGCGGACAAATCACCAACGGTAGTCATATCTCCTGCAATTCCGCCTGCACTCAAGCCAGCACCACGCAGTTCGCCAGCACTGTCAGTGTCAGTGGCACTGCCTTCGCCTTGTTCTTCTGCCCACAAGCGTTCGTTTTCTGCAATCTCGTCGTCTGTCAAACCTAAGAAACGCTTCAAAGCAAAGCGATGACTCATGTAAGGCACTGCTTGTATTGTGTTGAATGTGTTGATACGTTCAGTATCCAGTGCGGCCTGACGGCTACTTGCAAAGTTTAACGGTTCGTTGAAACGCAAATCAAACAGTGTAGCATCAATGTTCACACCACGTGTGTGCATGTAGCGTTTGAATTCAATATCAAACGAAGTTGATATCAATGCTTGCAAACGTTCACAGTATTTGTTAAAGCGTAGTTCTTGAATGTATGCGGTGCCCACACGACCATCATTGTAACTGCTGTTGCTGTCGTCTGCACCAGTAGGCAAATAGCTACTTGGTATGCGTAAACCACGGAACAACTTGTTGGTAAAGTACTTTAAGTCATCAATCTCACCCAAGTTGGTACCACCTGGTAGTGTTGTGACATCCGAACCACGGCCATCAGCTGATTTAGGAAAGAAATAGTCTTCATTAATGCTTAGGGGATTGTATGCTGAATCGATAACGTTCTGACCGCCACCATTTTGGCTAGGAATTCTACGTTGATGGATCTGGTCTTTGACTCTTTCCACAAACGCCATGGCCAAGTGACTGGGCATGTTGCCTACATCTATGTGAAAGATGCGTCTTTCTGGAGCACGTTGTATACGATAGATAAGAATAGCATCTTCCAGCAGTTCTTTTTGCTTGTAAACCTTAAAGATGTTTTCTAACAAGCTGTTGCCAAACGGATAGTTGTTGTCTAGGCCTTCACTTAGGCTCAAGTGTATAACATGTTCAGCGTTGACTGCCACTTCGTTTTCTTGTTTGTCCCAACGACCGCTAGTTGATGGATATGCACCTGTCATGCCACGGGCGCCAAGCCCACCTGTCCCCACACTTGCGCTTGATCCGCCGCGATTGACATCTTTTACATTGGGTGCAATCTGTGTGGCAACTAAATTTTGAAAGTTAGGATTGATATCACGGATAACATATTGCTCTGGCTTTTTGCCTTCGCTTTCATTGGCAATGATCTTAACTACTTTGCTGGGATCAACATAAAACCACTTTTGTGTTTCTGGATCACGAATAAAAAAGCTGTCGCCAAATTTGAATGTGTTGCGTAGTATGCGGAAAATACGCACATCAAACTGTTGTAACTTGACCCATTGATTCAAATATTCCGTTAGAATTTTTGTTTCAGCATTGGTGGCTTTGCTACGCCATTCAATTTTGAATGCCGCACCGTGTCCATCTTTGTTTTTTTGTGTGCAAAATTCTGCTAAAATATCCAATGCCGCATTGACTTCTGGATCAGCATCCATGGTTTCGTACTGCTGATAACGATCTATACGATTTGGACTACCACTGTAAACATCCGGCAAATAGCTGGAATAGTTTGTTTTGGCTGGACCCATGCCAGCACTAGTGTTATTTGGACCCACCGGGCTACGGCTTTGTGATCCAACAGGTACTGGTGTGAAAAACTTTTTCCAACTCATATTATATGTATTCCTTAAACAATATTAATGCCAGCGGCTTTAATGTTTGTGGCTGTATCTTTAGTGTTTCTAGCAACTTCTCTCATGGTTGATGCCGTTACTTGCATCACTGTACTTATCTCGCGCAAAGCCGACACTAGTTCAGATTGATCTGTGGTACTGTTGATTGCTTGCTCAACTTGAGCGTTGACTGCTTCCTTGACACTGCTGATTTGAACTGGAATATTTCTCAATAATGAATTCATTGTGGGACTGTTGACACCTGAATTGCTGACCATTCCTATGTTGTCCATCATAAACTGCCCTAGATCGCCTTCATTCACAATAGCTTCTCTTTGCCCAGCTTCAGCCCACATAGACAATTGTGGGCCGCCTTGGAACCAACTGCCATTGCCAGATTTACTAGGATTAGTTCCGTCTGCCATTCTAGTAATTTTACCAAACATTTCTTCAAGTCTTGTGAGAGTTAATTTCCACTCAGCTAATATTTTTTTCTGACTGTTTCCGGCTTCCACATTGAGGTCTTTAATTGCTTGTATTGCAACAGTTGTTAAAGCTGTTACTGGCGCTTGTTTCATATTGGATTCTGCTGTAGTGCCAGTTCTTCTACTTGCATCCAACGTGTCCTGGGCCGCACCTGCTATTGTAGGATTGCTCAGTAATTCTCTATTTGCAGTAACCGCCGCTCTGTTGAGATTACTACCAAACAATGTGATATTTCTTTGCATCTCCATAGTTAACTCTGTGGTCAGAGCCGCTGGATCTCTATCTCCGCGTCTGTATCCGCCTTCAACAAGGTTGCCCTTTGCATCAACTTCGTCTTTAAGTCTTTTTCCTTCTTGTTGCAGTTCTATATCTTCTTTGATCATTGCTACAATTTCGTTATCGCGCATGTTTGCACGAGAAGGATCAGCATTTCTATATGCCGCTATGCTTGTTTCTCTATTAAACTGTTTGTCATATGCTTCTTGAGCCATTCTTGTTTGAAGACCAACACCATAACTGTGCTGTTGTGACATTCTAATCAGGCCATCACCCATTTGCCCTTGAAGAGCTTTTGAAGCTGTCACTGCTTGATCTCTAACTTCTTTGCTACTGCTGTTGGCCATTCTACCAATTTCTACAACTTGAGCCAACACTTCAGCTCCGTATGTTTGTTGAATGTCGTTGGCCATCTGTTGAGTTATTGCGCCATTTCTTGCTACCGACATTACCAATGCTCTTTGCATTTCTTGCCCGTATCCAGCTGAAGAAGCATTGATGGCTCCCAGTGTTGCTTCACCTCCGGGATTTTTTTGACGGAATTGCAATATGGCCGCACGAGTCTGCGCTTCTTCTTGAATGGCTTTTACATTTTTCAGTTGTTCTTGTCTGCTCATGCCAGTGAGTTTTGCTTGTTCATCCATCTCCTTTGAAAGAGCAACAGTTGATGCTAAGAAATCGTTCATACGGTCCTGCTGACTTTGTCCTTGAAGACGCTGGACACCTTGTGCTTGAATGGTCACTGCCAAGGCTTCATTCAAATCTTTAGGAAGCATGCCTAGTTTTTGAAATGCTTGACTGTTCGTGCTGTTTTGTATTTCAAAAGACAATTGGCCAAATGCTTCAGCACCTGTACTGAGATTGCCAGTCAACAATGCAAATGCAGGTTTGGTGGTGTCTAACATTCCAGCCCAATCCTTTACACTCATGCCAGTTGATGAGAATGCCTGACGGAATGCCATGGCATCACCGCCCATTTGAAATCCTAAGCTACTGACCTGTTGCCAATCTCTAACTGAATCTGCAACAAAACCACCCAATGATTTGAAGATTGCTCCAATCTCTTTGGGTAAAACTTTGCTCATGGTATTTCCAACCATTTCCACTGCATCATTAACATCTGCTGTTTGCTCAATAGCTTTGCCAGCAAAGTTTTTCATCTCTCCCAGTATGCCTGTCAAACCATTCTTCATCTGGTCGACCAAATATGCTACCGAGTCTGCCTTGGCGGCACTTCTAGATGAATTGTCGGTTTGATAGCTACTACCACCTACTGCTTTGGCAATTGCTTGGGCAAACTCGTCTACTGTCATATCAACAACTTTTGAAGCGGCCATTATTTTTTCCTTGAAATACACGCATATAAATACGTTATAGTATATTTATCTGGAGATAATAATGGCCAATAACCCATTGAAAAAGTATTTTAGACAACCCAAAGTCTATGTTAAACTGCCTAGCAAGGGTATTTTTAATCAACCGGGCACACTGAACGGAGACCCTGATAACGTATCAGTTTATGGCATGACTGGCATGGACGAAATTCTAGTCAAAACTCCTGATGCACTATTGAACGGAGAAAGCACCACAAAGGTCATTGAAAGCTGTTGCCCCACAATCAAGGATGCTTGGGATTTGTGTTTGTTGGATTTGGATTTGTTATTAGTGGCCATACGAATTGCCACTGAAGGCAACACCATGGCAGTTAGTCACACCTGTAGTGCTTGCAAAGAAATAAATGATTATGATATTGACCTAGGCACTTTTGTACAGCATTTTAGCACTTGCGAATACAACAGCAAAGTGCCTTTGGAAGACATAACAATTACACTACACCCATTAAACTACAAGCAATGGACTGAATTTCAAACCAAAAACTTTCAAATCCAACGTCAACTGGCGCAGGCTATGGCCATGGATGCTATCGAGCATGAAGAAGAACAAAAGAAATTGCTGGCTGGATTGTTTGAAAAAGTCACAGTGATACAAAATGATCTGCTGATGCAACAAGTGGAAAGTGTTGAGTCGCCAGAGGGTGTTACCAACCAACGACAGTTTATTCAAGAGTGGCTCAACAACTGTGACAAGAGTGTGTTTGATGCTATCAAGATAAAAGTTGAAGAAAATAGAAAACGTTGGGAACTGCCAGCGGTCAAAGTGGTTTGCGAGTCTTGCAAAGCTGACAATTCCCTGTTTGTGAACATGGATCAATCCAGTTTTTTCGCCAACGCCTAATTAGACTTTCCAACGAAGAAATTGAAGAATATCTAGTTAGGCTAGAAAAAGATGTCAAGCGACTCAAGACCACATTGTTTCGTATATGCTGGTACATGCGTGGCGGTGTTGGCATAGACGATTTGTTGTTTACACTTAGCAAAGAAGATCTAACACTGATGGGCACCATCATTGAAGAAAACATTGAGATCACACAGAAAAGTGGAATGCCGTTGGTTTAAAGTTGACCTGGCATTTTACCTGTCATGCCTCTTGATCGTGTCTGCTTTTCAAAATCAGCATAGTCTTTAGCGTCCTGCGCAGGATCGGACCATTTTATGCCATTGGTACTTGCGGCTGATGCCACGTCCACTGCGGCAGTAATATTAGGTGTGACCGTTTTATTGATATTGATACCGGTCCACTCTTCAATCCACTTAACTAACCAATCCCAACTACCAGTAACTACTGCACCCGGCACATTGAAAAAAGCAGGGCCAAGATTTTCTTGTATCAGTTTGATTCCAGACGGACTTTGAATCCAAACAGTTGCGCCTGCAATTAAAATTTGTTCCAAAAACTGAGCGCCAAAGCCAGGTCTTTTAGTAATGACAGTGCCAGCTACGCCGCCAAATGTGCGTAAAAATGATCCTAGGAACGAAGCACTTCCAAATACAAATTTTATTATACCCTGTGCGGCATACTGCACAACCCATATGCCAAATATTTCATCTCTTGCCTTGCTGATCCATATTGCTTTTTGCTCTTCTGTGTAGCTGGCAAACTCAGGATAGCCTTGTTTGAATTGTGCAAGGGGCTGTCCAGCAATTTGTTCCAAAGCATATACTTTGGCACCAGCTTCTATAGTAGGCAACCATATATTAGTGGTTTTAAAAAATCGCATGGCACTGTTGCCAGCAGTCCATTTCTTTTCTAGTGCCGCCCGATGTGCATCAGCTTGGTCAGGGTTTGCTGTTATCCAAGCCAGTGCCACTGCTTCAGCAGTAACAGGAGTTGCGGCTTCAGTTATTATGTCTAAAATCTTCATGATATGTTATTTATAGTATTGAAAGATGTACTGCGTACATCTGCTCTTCGCTTTCGCTCGAGCTTTTTCTGTTTCTTACTGTGTAGTAATCAAGTGCGAAGCACTGTAAATATTATCTAGATTGTGTAGTCACACTTAGCCCTGACGGGCTAAAAATGAACATTATCTGAGTTGAGCAGTTCACTTAACGTTACAGCATTACAGTGGCGGTTGTCCGGTACCACGAGCTGAGTCTTAATTACAACGGCAGGTCTATGAGCATACGTTAACATGCCAATAGCCGCGGGTATTTCTCCCTCTTTTAGCCTTTCTAAATATTTTCTCTTTAAAATCAAACTGGTTATAGGCATATCCAATCCGCGTCTGTTACGATAGTGATTTTAAACCCTTCCGCCAAGGTAAGGAATTCCATTCACTGCGATCCGTGATCCAGCTGTAAGGGCACAATATGGTCGCCTGTGCGGGCTTATTTGGCAGTTAAACAGCCTGAATTATTGGCCTTTGAGTATGTGTGAACCATGCACACGGACAGATATCTGGCCGTTATAATAGTCTTTTGATTCTAGAACTTTGCGGGTGAATTGTTCTCTGGCCTCGAAGTAAGAGCATTGCGCCTTGGATGTGCAGTAGTATAGGATTTCTCGAGTGAAGTTTTCTTTGCCTAATTTCAATACGTCCACATTTAATTCTAGATTTGAACCGTAATAATCACGCCAATCCGAATCAATTTTTGACCGTATTTTCTTTTTTTTCTTAGTTCCGTTCTTGAGCTTGACCACCCGGTAGGATGTTTTGGCGAACTTGGCTAATTTTTTGCCTATATACATGCGTCCAGAGATTGTGTTGGTTATGAGATATACGAAACCCACACATTCTTCGGGCAGGATTTCTATTAAAGTATTTTCATAAGTCCAAGACATACACTAGTTAGTGTCTGCGTCTCCGGTCCCCTGCTTCTTTTGAGCCTTTGTAGCGTCCACTGCGTGACGCCAGTCTTGTATTAGTTTTCGCCTTTCACGTGACAGGATACGAATCTGGGCTAACCAGTATCGTGTTTGTTCCCCAGCACGGCGTGTGCCTCGATTGATCCAACGCTGATTTGCTTTGAAGTACTCATTAAACGCCCGCATGATCTGCGAGTGTAGTTCTTCATCCTGTGGAATCATTTGTTAGGTTGTTCCTTGGTCAGCACTGGATCTTCTTGTGACGGATACTGTATGGGAGGGTTTAGATTCCAACTGTCCGATGTAAAAATACGTATGGGTTTCCAGAATCTATGTATGATATTGTTGATAACAACAGCACCAGCTACCACAATTACAAAACCCAACATTATTAAAATACTGGCGCTTAACCAGACAGCGGCTTGATCCATATTCATTATTCTGTTACCTCTAAATCATTTGCGTAGCTGGTAAAGCCATTTTCTTTAATGACTTTAAGCACGTTGTTTACCCGCCCAATCAATTCATCCTTGTGACTGATCAAGAAGATGTTCTTTTTGCGTTCACGGCTCATCTTTTTAAGCACTGCCAACGCACCTTCAACACCCGACGCATCCAGGCCGTTGTCGATTAATTCGTCCACAAACAACAGGTTGATCTGCTGATATAGACTTTCCCACACGTCACGGAAACTCCAACTCAAACCCAATATAAGTCTGTTACGCTCTCCTCGACTTAGATTGTCAAAATCCAAGTCTTGCCCCAGCTGTGTTATCTCAACGGTCAAGTCATTTTGGAATACCACTGTGTGCGGCAATCCCATCTTGTCAAGATAATACGTTAAGCGATTGTTGAGATAAGCTAGGTTTTGATCTATGATCTTTTTGCGTATAAACGAATCTTTGCTGGTCAATAGTTTTAACAAAAACTCCTGATGGTCTTTTAGTGTGTTGAGAGTGTTGACTGTGTCCCATGAGATTTCCTGCATGGCCGTGTGACGCAGTTCGTCAATTTGCTCCTGATAAGGATCCGCTTCGCCTGCTTTCACAGTCAATTGTGTTTCAAGAGTTTTCAAATTGTTCTGATGTTTCAGTGCGGCCTCTACAGTATCATAATAGGTATTGGGACGCCCAGCAACTTCGCCAATAGCGGCGATCTCTTTCATGATTTTAGCAAGGTCCGCGGCCACTTTGTTGTTGTATCGGTTGGCTTCCGCCAAGTGCTGTTGAGCAGTGGCGCTCATTTCTTCATGTTTGTGATCATGCAGTTCTTGTTCACAAGCGTGGCATTTTTTGTCCTTCAACTTAGCAAGCTCGTCAGCGTATTTTTTTACGCTTCGCTCCGCTTGCGCTGTTGCGCTGTCTAGCGTTGCCCGCTCCTTAGCGAGACTTTTCAGCTTGGCAGTCTTTTCTTCAAAAAGTTTTAGCTCGCTGTGCTCGGCAAGCTCAGCTTCAATGTCCACACTTTCAAGTTCAATAATAGCCCGTGCAGTTTTTTCGATATCTGCTTCGTGTTGAGTATTCCAAGCATTTTGTCTTGTGATTAAACTGTCAACACTAAGCTGAATTTTCTCATTGGACTTTTTAGCGGCCTCTATATCTGCGCTTTCTTGTAGCACTTGATCTTTGGTTGTTCTAATTAGTTCTTTGAGTGTTTCTGCTTTCTCACTAAGAATTGTAATGCCCAATAACTGCTCAATAATAGCACGTTGGTCATTGGCCCGCATACTTAAGAACGGCTCTGTATAAGTGTTAAGCGCAACGATATGCTTGAACATGTCATGACTCATGCCCAGCAAGTCATCTAAGTCTTTCTGTGTTTCACGCATATCGCCCTGTGCGTCATCTGTTTCTTCTGCGTGTTGTTCGTGATCATCCACAAAGAAACGCATGAGTGTAGGTTTGCGCCCACGCTCGATGCGATAGTTGATGTCATTCTTTTCAAAGCTCAATGTGACCAACATATTTTTGTTGTTGATCTTGTTGATAAGATTGTCTTTTTTAATGTTGGTAAGAGCATTACCAAACAGGGCAAAACTCAGTGCATTCACAATGGTTGTTTTTCCAGTACCATTACGGCTACCACTGTCATCACCACCTTGATCCAAGTTCTCACCCAGCACAAGTGTTAGGTTGGCTTTGTCAAAAGCAACTCCTTGAGTTTGATTGCCCACACTCATGAAGTTTTTAACAGTTAATTCTTTAATCTTTATCATAGGCTATTATAAATTTCCAGCAAGGTATTCTTATTATACGTGTCTGAGTCAATGTTTACAATCTGATTGGAGACAATCTGGTCTACGGATTCAAACGACTGGATATCTATATTGGTATTCATTTCAACTTCTTTGCGTTCTGTAATCAAAGTAAGTTCACGAATAGCATAATCTGTAATAAACTTTTCTTTAATAAAACTAGCTTCTTCGTAGCTGATATCAATATCCAGTGCAACACGTAAATGTTGTTTGGGTTTGATAATGGTATCAGCTTCATCAATCAAACGACTCAGTGTAACTGTACGAAACGTAGGTTGATTAGGCCAGCTGTGATATTGAGGTTCGCCGTCCCACTCCAGTATCATCATGCCTCTGTCATCATCCCATGTGTCTGCATAGTTGTGCGGGAAAGCATTGCCAATGTAAATCATGTTCTTTTGTTGCTGACGTTTGTGGAAATGTCCGCTAAATCCCAGCTCATAACCTTTAAAACTATCCAGTGCAATCTCACCGTGATCCGGCATCTGTACCATTGCGTTCATAAAGAAGCTGGGCAATTCAAAGTGACCAAAGATATACTTGCCGCCTTTCTTGCCTATGCTTCGCCATTCGTCCCCAACGAGCCAAGGACATAAAGTAACGTCACCAATAGTAACGGGCTCATGTACCACAGTGATGCCAGGAATATACTTTCCGAATTCAACGCTGTGGATGTCCCGCTTGTCTTTGTAATAAAGATCATGGTTGCCAGGAAAGAAATAAAACTTATCGAAAGCCTGTCCCAGTTTTTCAAGGGCTCTAAGGCTATAGTCCATAGTAGTAATATTAAGACTGTTGCGATTGTGATGCCAATCTCCCATAAAGATGCCAACATCACACCCTTCCTCTTTTGCTTTGGCAATATACCAATCCACAAAATCTTCGCAGTCTTGGTTATGTACACTGCTGTTGGATTTTAATCCAAAGTGAATGTCTGTGAAACAGGCAACTTTTTTAAACAGTTGGTGTGTCATTGGTTGATTCATTAGTTGTGTCCTCTGCATGACGTTTAAGTGCGGCCGCATGTTCTCCAGCGCCGGTACGTGAGTATGATGGATTCATACCATTCATTTCTAGTATATCATCGCGGATGTTTTGGTTGCGTTTTTCAATGTTGATAACACGAACAAAGCTGTTGGTCACAGCCGCAGTAAAATAAGCAAACGGATTGTCACTCTTGCTTTCATCAAACTGCAAGCCCACTTGTGTTAGCTGTAAAATAGCTTGTCCCCGCATTTCGTCATTGTAAGTATAGCCACGAACGTTGCCACGGGTAGCATATCGTTCACACAGTTTAATCATCATGCGGGCCAGTGTAGGTGTAATTTGTCCAGCATCTTTATCAAAGTGGCCCTTGTCCAATGTGCCCTTCCAGTGGCTTTTACCCACACAAACTAGTTCGTCTGTATCATTGAACTTCCAATGTTGGAACGGTGGAAAGTTCACCTTGTCTCTGTGGTCAGCTAGACTTTTGGGATTTTTCTTACGTGTGCTGTTCAGAGGAATATGGTCAAAAGTCATAACCCTGAATACCAAATCCAGCTTTTGAATTTTTTTATAGTCTACTTCGCAGTCTGCTTGTTTGACTTTTTCACCTAGTTTTTTGCGCCTTTGATACTCAGCATCTCCAATACGTTTGGCTTGATTGCGTTTGGCCTCGGCAACTGTGCGTATGTTTACCTTGTCTGTGCTGGGTATAATTAAGTCATATTGATGAAACTTTGGATCGGTAAAACTACAATAACTGCTTTTTGATCTATGTATTTCCAAAAGCATATCTTTGTTGTTTAAGTAATTAATTTTTGCTGTCATTAAAGAGTCCTCGTAAAGTAAATTATAAACTACGCACAGATTAAAGTCAAATAAATAAAGTATCAGGAGAACCAAATACTATGGGTCTATT